TTAAACTAAATTATTTACTTTTTTCAATTTTGTTTGCATATAAATTTGCAAATATATTCATAACAAAATCTTTAACATCGTCATTTGGACTCCCTTGTATTAAGGAAGTCCAAATGTCTCTTAACATTTTATTATTATCTCATACTAAAGTTAATAATTCAATTTCTTCATTTCTTGTCATAATTAGGTGAAACAAATATGTTGAAACAAAGTTCGTCCAATTCGGAAGATTTATAAATATCTTTACTTATATCGTCTGTAATAAAGTCTGGATTAGCTGCTCCATATCCCATTCCATCATCTTTAAATAAAATTGGATAGGCATCTCCTTTTTTACAAGATATTGTTCCTCTAATTCTATACGAATTATCTCTCTTAACTACAGACAATCCTAATTCTTCTAAAAATTCTTTTAATGTAAGTGCATTAACTGGCCATCCTTGAAAATCTTCACCTATTTTCTTCATATTTTTCAATCCCCCATTCTTTAATAAATTTATTTAACTTTTCTCCATTATCCATAGAAGCGAGTCCATCCATGAATACTTTTGGTTCAATTCGATTTTCTTTTAGATTCTTTAAAGTTTCTTTAATACTATAATCTCCAGTAACTCCGCAAATAACAATTTCAGTATTAGCATCTACTCTGATTAGATTATCAAAATAATATCTATCACCTAAAGAATCTTGAACAACATCAATTTCACTAAATGCTCCATATTCTTCTACTTCTTCATAGACACCTTTTCTATCTACAGAATATTTTATTCCTGTAGATTGAACATACTTAAGAAGTTTAGGTTCAATACAAGCACCAGGAGTATCTTGAACACAATGTTGAGGCCACAATCCTCCATTTTTCTTAAACGAACAATGATTATAAGGATGCCAATCTACTGTAAATATTATTTGATCAATATCCTTTTGATGTTCTTTAATAAAGTTTTTAATTTCAGGTAAAATGTTTTTAGTGTTCTTTTTACTCATTGTACCAGCAATAAAATCACTCTGACAATCGACAATAACTAATGTAATCATAATTTTAATTATTAATAGTAAATTTTATAATATAACAAGGTTCTTTTTCTATTTCTAAATATAAAGGTTCTCTAAAAATTTTATATTCTTCGTTTAATACAGAAACGTTGAACACATCAATATTATCAAATAGTTTCTCATGAGTTTCTCCAGTATGAAGGTGTCCACACAAAATAATTTTTGGAGTTTTTAATTCTGAAACTATAGTTAATTCTGGATTACCCAAATGATTATAATTATTATATGGATGTTGCTTGCATATATCACAAGCTCCGTATGGAGGTCCATGAACAATTAAAATGTCTAAATCTTTAGGCATTTGCATAAATTGTTCTAGTTCTTCTTCAGGACTTTTCATATAAGCCCAATTACCAAATTTATTTGATAATGGAGTTCCCCAAATTTTAAAATCTTCATACTCAAACAATTCATTAATTAGAATCGTTATTTTAGTTTTTTCTAAAAACTTTCTAACAGTATCTTCACAATGACTTAAAGCTAATTCGTGATTCCCTGGAGTTAAGAAAACTTTTTTAACTGGAAGTTCTTCACACCAAGGAATAAAATCGTTTTGAAGCCAAGATAAAAATGCTTGTTTTCGTCCTTGTATATTTAGTGGTGATATATCACCAGCTATACAAAGTATATCACATTCTTTAATTTCTAAATCTCTATGGTATCCATGAGTATCACTAATAGCACATATTTTCATTTACCAAGTATCATAATCATTTATATCAATTTTTGATCCATCTGTTGTAATTATAGAAGTATCAATTCCTATTCCAGTAAAAGCGAATTGATAATATCTTACATTATATTGTTTAACAATATCTTCTTGTTTTTTAGATAAAATAAAGTATGTAGTATTAGGACGTTCAATATATTTGGTACTATCTAAGATTTTATATTTTCCTATATAGTGGAACCAAATTACTTGAATATCACGTTTAATAGCATATATCCAATCACTAATACTCCAATGTCCAGGAATAAATTCTCTACATCCTATCCAAAATCTATGTTTTCTATTTTTAGTTATCAAATACGGTTTCATATTCTAAATTATTCAAATTCTGAAAATTCATCTTCAATCCAATTTTTACAATTAAAAATTACATTTTCATAGAATTTTTTATGTTTGTCATCATCGGAAATTCTAGCTTTACATAGATTTTCTAGTAGACTTAATAATTCTGGAATAGTCCAGTATACATCTTTAAATGTTTCATATTTTTTAAGATTAACTGTTTTACTATAAGAACATGAAATTGTACATTCTTTCAAATCTTCTGAATCATTCCAAGGAGCATTTTCATATTCACTTCTTGTCATAGGAGGATAATCATCAGTCATAATTTAATTCTTTTAAAATTTCATTATTCATGATTTTCCATTCATCACCAGTAATATTATTAAAACATTCTAATTCATCCAATACTTCTGATACTTCAGTCCATGAAACAAAATTTCGATCTGATAAATTATAATCTTTAATTACAGGACATCCTAAAGCAGCATCATCTATATAAACATGAGCATATGCTTTTGGAGACGTACTCCAAGTTTGTGATGGGTTTTCATTAATTCCATAAAGTGGAATATTTTCATTTTTAAACCAATCTAGAGCATCTTTTAAATCTCCATTTAAATCATTGCGCATGCTAAAAAGAATAATTTTGTGTCCACTTTTAACCAATCGTCTCAACACTGGACCAGCTCCAATATTTTTACCTACTTTTGGATATTCGTGTGTGACACAAGTTCCATCAAAATCAACAGCTATTATCATAATTAAAATTCTTCTATGTAATCAGCATCTGGAAATGTTGAATAAACATCATCCCAAGCAGCATCTCTTTCCTGTTCATTGTTCTCATCATATCTATTTGAATATGATTCACGAGTTCCATTTTTATTAAATATTATAAAAGTCATACTTCTAATTCTTTAAATTTACATATATACCAGCAAGCTTTCTCTAAATCTTCAGATCCGTTTTTATCTTGACTTCTCCATATATATTTAAAAGCATTACACTTACAAAAGTTTTTTACAGCTTCAATACCAAATGCTGAAATCATTGCGTCAATACATTCGATATTTCCTTGATTATAATGATTTGGATGATTTACTTTTTCATTCATATTCTTTAATACACTTAACAATTAATCTATTATCTGCTGATGGATAAACTTCTTTAATATAATTAGAAATTAACTTTGTATTCTTAATATTTACTTCAATTTTAGATAGCTTTATTTGTTCTTTGATTTGCATTTCAGTAGGAGGGTCTGGAATAAAATCTTTAAGAATATTAATCTGATGTGTAATTTCTTCAGTATTTCTATTAGCTTTAATTAAAGAATCTTTTTCATCATTCCAAGTCTTTAGCATTTTCTGAAGAATTTCACATTCTTTGGAAAATGTTAAATCTCCTTCTTTATATCCTTTAGATGTTTTAAATTCTAACTCTTTAGCCTTAATCATTCTAAGAACATATAGTCTATCTTTAAGTCCGTGAGTTAATGCAAATTTAATTTCTTTGTCTAGTTGAATCATATTCTTCTAATCTATTTATTAAGTTAAATATTTCCTCTTTTACATTGAAATACCCAGGAATCACGTTAAAAAATGATTCCAGGGTATTTCTTAGTTTATTTATAATATCTTTCATTCAATTTCAATAAATATTTCATTATCTATCATTTTGATAGATTTAATAGATTCTCCAGTTGGAAATTTATGTCCGATGAATAAAATAGGTCCACCAGGAGGATCAATATATTGTATATCGTCTAAAGTTCCTCCAATTCTTACCCAAGAATTAAAATTTCCAAAATCTGGTTTATACATATTACCTTCAATTTGAACTAATTTATATTCGTCTTCAAATCTAGAAAATAATATTATGTTTCTCATTCCATTAAAAATTCATAACATTCATTACAAAGATCTCCAAAATTATCTTGTTCATACTTAGATAATTTTTTGCCACATTCTTCACAATAATGTTTTTTAGATGTCTTTTTCATGAAAATTCAGTACTAGTTGCAAACCTTAGTCCATCAGAATAAAAATCACTGTTAGAATAACTAATCATTTCATATCCCAATGACTTTAAAGCATCTACATATTCTCCTGTACACTTATATTCGTAAAAATTTGGATCTCGAGATTTTTCCCAATTTATATAAGATTTAGAATCCCAATCATCTTTGCCCCAATTTAAAGCCATGTTCCAAAATTCTTCCTTATCTTGTTTTTCATTATATTCATTATATATTTCTATATCTTCTCTGTCTATAAAAGATTTAATACCTTCTTTAGTCAATGGATAAATATAATGATAAGTGTCAGGTTCTTCTATCCAATGATGAGTTTTACTTCCATCTTTATTGTCAATCCATTCAGAATGACCTTGACGTATTATATAAACATTTGGGTTCCAAAGAAATTTCCAACCGTGGCTTCTTTTCCCTAAATGTACTTGACCGCCATAAATTCCATCATAAGAATTAGCTGTATAACTTCCATATGTTTTTGCTACTTCTTCTTTAATTTCATCAAAATTGTCAGAATCAATAAGTTTTTTCAAATGTTCTTTGCTTTCTCTTTTAGGAAGTATTCTTGCATAATAATTAGTTCCCATTGTTATCATTATTTAAAATATTATAATATTTTTCTTTTTCTAATGAATAATTGCTAGTTTTAATATATCCGCAACATTTTATTTCTGGACACATATTTCTATATATGCATGATGGAACACAAACACTAGCAAGTTCTGGTTCTATTTCTGAAAGTTCTTTAATTACTTCATTCCAAACCTTTCTTGTTTCTGTTTCTGCTCTATGACACAATCTAACTTTTGAAATAGCAATAATTTCTTGAGCATCTAACATTAGTCTCATGTTTACAGGTTCATCTTTTTTCTGTTCATTTCTAGATTTCATATTTCCATCTATATCTGGTCTAGAAGTGCTTACTACTGGTAAATGAACTAGTTTATGTGTTCTAAAATGCATTGCTGTATAATATGGAATATCATATAAATCTATATTAAACATTAATGCTCTTAAAGGAGAATGTTCAGCTTTTATTATTTTTAATTTAAAATCAGTTGATGGCTCCTTATCAAGTAGTTCTTTTCTTTGAGTAAATCTCGCAGCGTTAAGTACATCTTTCCAAGAAGTAAGTTTAGTTATTTTTACTTTCATAATTTTTAATAAAGTTGGTTAACTCTTTAATATCATCTTTATCGAATTCTACAGAACTAGAATCTATCTCTAAATCTTCATAAAAATATTTCATTATAAAATGATCAAGAGTTAATTCACTAGTTAAATATTCATCTAATAATTCTAATTCGTTTACTTCCCAAATTCCAGTACCTGTTATATGAATAGTAGAATAAATTTTTAGATAATATTCACAAAAATGATCATATTTAAACTTTATCTCCATCATTTTTAATCAATTTAATTAAAGCATATTCTACAATTAAACATATAGAATCTCTTTGATTTCTACTAAGTTTACTCTGTTTAAATCTAATTAAATCCCATTCATCAATTAATTCTTTAGCTGTCCAATTTCTAATTTTGAATATTTTAAAGTTTTGAATCAACGGAGATTTAAGTAATTCTTCTATAGATTCAATCAATTTTTCTTCAGTTAAATCTGGGACTTGTTGTATTAAGTTTGTTAATATCATAAATCAGTAAATAAATCGAGTTGTTTAATAGCTAATGGGTTTTTAAGTTTATTTGCTTCAGATATATAAAAATTATAATCTATATGATAATCATCCCAATTATCAAGTCTAACAACTTTATTAAATATTGTAGCTGAAAATCCAACATTTACTCCGGTTATTCTTCCATCATTAAAATGTTTGGTTATTATACCATTTTCTAATTCTGGATTTAAACCCATATATCCATTGCTTATATAATATCTAGTTGTTCTATCTAAAGTTTTTTCTTTAATCTGACCATTATCAAGATATTTAAAATATGGAGTACAAGATGAATTAGTTTTTAACCTCATACAGAAATTAAAAATATCTCGATTTTCTCTAATTGTTTTTTCAACAGGTATTCCATATACAAAGTAATCTTTTACTGCAAGTGGAACAATTCTCATAGACGGATCTTTATGAAATTCTTTATCTATTTCAAAATCTCCTTTTAACTTAATATGTTCGTTATCACGTGTAGAATCTTCGTAAATAGCCCCATAATTATTTACATCCCTCAAAAACATTTTAGAATAGAACGCTTCTTCAATAATAAGTCCTGTTTCTTTAGTAAGTTGTTCATTAACTTTTCTTATTAAGTCTAATTTATTGCGAGGTATTTTAACGGTCTGTCCATCTGTATTAGTCTGTAAAAATATAAGTTCTGGTACAGCTTCTACCATTCTTTCACTCCACATACATATGAAAATTTGTCCAGCAATAGTTGTTTTAAAAGTATATAAAGGATCGTAAAGAAAAGACTTTTCTTCATTCGATTTGCCGTAAGCACCGTTGACAATCAGTTTGAATCCTTCAATCAAAACATTATCTCGTTCGTTTTTAGGTTTACTTTTTTCATTCAAACGTGTATCAATAAATCCTATATACTTATGAAGAAAAGGAATTCCTAAATGATCAGGATAAATCTTTAAAGATTTAGCAATACTAGGATATAGTGATGCTACATCATAATCTACAATTATCCAATCCTCATTTGATTCATAAACACCTGGTTTTATCGATCCGTGGCTGCCTCCGAGGCCAAAGTCAAACTTATAATCATGAAAAATTATACTGTATTCAAATTCTTTTTTCTCTCCTTTAACAGAAGTTTGTTTAATTTTTTCTACAAATTTATTAAACTCCTTAGTTTTAATATTACACCACTTTGGAATACAATCTTTTAAATTTATTATATCTCTAGGTGTTCCTTTTAACCTTTTTACAATATATGGATTTTGATTTGTTTCACGACAATATAATTGTAACATTAGTTCTTCTCCCATAGGAACGTCACCCATGTTAGTTACATTGACTTTAAATTTTTTATTTAAATCAAAACGGAGTTGGAGTTTATTTTTTCCTTTATATAACGGATAATCAGTTCTACCTAACGTAACAAGTAAGAATTTATAAGTAGCTTCAACATCATTTTTGTTGTATGCTAGTATTAATTCACAATCTTCTTTGTTACACCAGTGTGTATGATGAATAGGCATTTCTTCAACATTATCCATTCTCATTGCAACTTCAAGACATTTTAACGAGGTCGCTCGTGCCTTGTTGTTGTAATGCCAGATCTTATATAAATCGATTTGTGGAATAAAAGGTTTTTTAACCTCTGTGAATTGTTCTTCAATTAAATATTGTGATTTTTCGTATAATTTTT